GCGCCGCCTTTGTAGATGAGTGCGCGGGAATCGAAATAGAAACGACTGTCCGCTTCGGAGGCTCGATGCCAAACCATTTACGCGCCGAAGCAGGAGAGCAAATGCCCTTCTTCACGGCTGTGATGAGTGCTTCCGGATTCGCCTGCAATGGAGCGAGCGAGACTTCGAGCAACTTCCACCGCGAGTAGATCGTCTTCACATCCTCGCCGTATTTCTTCTTGTCGATGTCAGTCGCGCGGCGCACTCCTCCGGCCTCCGGCACGTATCCGACCGAGACTGCGCGAACGATGCCTTGACCGACGAGAGCAGCGGCGACCTCGGGGAAGAAGTCTCCGGAGTATCCGTCAGGCCGCTTCGCGAAGACGAAGTCGCCGACGATGTCGCGCTCTCGACGCTTGAGGCCGACCGTCGTTCCGACTGGCTCGGCGTAGTCATGGTTCCAGAAGAGCGTCGGATTCTGCTCGAACTCTTTCGAGTTCATTCCGGCAGGGATCAAGACTTCGCCATCGCGATCAAGCGTCTCTGCCGTGATGATCGCGGTAAATCCCTTCGCCGTCGAAGTGAGTTCCGCGCCGAGTGCCTTCCGCTTGAGATCGTTCATCGCATGATCCTTTCGACTTGCGCGTCAATCGCTGCAATTTCTTCTGCATTCTCCGCGATGATCTGCCGAAGATTCTCTGCTTCCGCTTCGGCGAGTTCGCGCTCTGCTTGTTGCATTTCTGCTTCGAACTCGTCATCGAGCCGAGGCTGAAGAGCGCATCGGCAGTTGGGATGCAGAGGAGGCCCGTCGATCGCCTCATAATCGGCGACCATGACTCCGCCGTCCTTGCCGATGATCTCGGAGCCTTCACCGTAGAACGACTCTTCAAGGCCGACAGCATTCTTTGAGAACGCATCGCTCGCGGCCTCACAGAACTCGCAAGGATCAGGCGCGAGGAGCCAAGTCTTTCCGGTCACGACACCAGATGCCTTCCATGCTTCGACCTCGGCGCGTCGGCTCGCGCGTTGCGCTTCGGTGCGAGCGATCGTCAGAGCGCGGCGAGTCGTCGCGCGTTCAGCGTCTCCGTCCTTCACGGCCCACGTCTTGACGCGCTCCGCGATCTCTGGAATCGTCTCGCCGTTCGCGACTCCGTCTCCGATGACCTTCGAGAATTTGACTGCCGTCCATCGATTCGTCGAGTCTGCCGCGCGATTCGCGAGACGGATCGATTCGGTTCGAGCGTATGCCTTCAGATCCTCGCCGTGCTTGTCGAAGTTCACCGGAAGAGCCTTCATCTTCTCAAGCGTCGTCTTTCCGAGGATGATCCCTGCGGCGAGCGAGTCTTCAAGATACGGTCGAAGCGCGTCGACGATGTCCTTGCGCCACTTCTTCGATTCGAGAAGAGACTGAACTTCTGCGGCGAGTTCCTGCGTCGGCGCGTCCTGCTTCGCAATGCGTTCGAGGACAGCCTTGACTTGTCGATCGAAGATGCGACCGACGCTCTTACCGAGTTCATCCTCGCGCTTCGTGATCTTGTCGAACTCCTTGAGCGCGTCCTTGCCGAGATCCTTCGTGAGAACGTGCGGCGGTTCGATCTCGTCGGCCTCGATCATCTTCGTCCAGAGATCAGAGAGCGACTTCTTCGCATCGCACGATCCGCATCCGCAGGCGCATTTTTTCTTCCGCTCTGCGTTGCGCTCGCGCTCTCGATCGAACTCCTCGATCTTTCGCTTGGCCCACGCGAAGCCGTCGTCGCCGCCCCAGCCGTACCACGCCTGCCATCCGCGACCCTGCTCATCCCAAGTGGAGCCTTGCTTGTCGACTTCGTGACGCTCGAAGTACGAAGCCATGCGGCGGATCGTGTCTTCTGAGAGTCGCACTCGATTCATCAAGTCGCGAGCGCGAGCGATTCCGACTGCCGTCATTCCGCGCTCGCTCTCTGGCTTGCGAGCGCGAACTTCGAGAGCGCGGCGAGCATTGTCGGCCACCGACTGCGGAGGCCGAGTGTCAATGTCGCCGATCGCCTTCGTCTCGATCTCGTCGAGAGTCTTCCCTTCGGCGCACATCGAGTACGCGATCGCGACTGCCTGATCCTGCGGATAGCCTTCCGCGATCAGTTTCGGAATCTTCTCCGAGACGCAATCAGACAAAGCGTCTTTCTGCTCTGGCTGTGTCGGAAGCATCGGAGGCTCCTCGATCTCGTTTGAGGCATCCAGAGGCCCGGTGAGGCCGTCCGGCGCACTCGAAGCCATTCCGAGAGGCGCAGCAGGCGCAGGGCCTCCGAGAGGCTGTCCGTTGACGAGAAGCGCATCGGCCATCGGATCTTCGACTGGCTCAAGTCCCTCGCGCATTCGCGCCTCGTTCGCCGTCATAATTCCGCCTGCGACCATTGAGCGGAGTTTCTCAAAGGCGAATCGCTCGTCCTCGGAGACGGGGTTGTCATACGCGAGGAACGCATCCTCTTCGATATTGAAGAGAGGAAGGAGATTCTGATTCAGCGTCTCTTCATCCATGCGGAGCAGCGGCAAGATCGTCGTCTGCTTCCATGATGCGAAGCCTACGGTCGCGCTCGCGAGATTCGGATCATTCGCCTTGAGCATCGAGACTGGAACGCCGAAGACTGCTGCGATCTCTTCGACGATCTGATCGCGGCCTGCGAGATCCTTAGTAGGGAAAGAGAGAGGCTTCAGGTCGATGTCTGCCGTCGTCGTGAGGAAGCGTCCAGTCCGCTTTGATCCGCGAAGTTTCTCGTCGATCGAGACTTCGAGCCGTTCGAGTTCGTCGTCGTGAGCAGGCGACTTCACGACGAGGAGATAATCGGGACGCGCCTTGTTCGCGAAGAACGCGACATCCATCTCGTGAATTGCCTCGTTCGCCATGATCGCGCCCCAAGCGGCCTCGACCTTGCCGATCCCGTAGTACATATCCGCCGGATTCGGTCGCTTGAAATGGATCACTTCATCCGGCGCGTATGTGTTCTCGCGCTTCTGCTCTTCGGTCGCGCCGTAGCGATATTCCTTGATGAAGTCTTCGCCTTGCTGACCGGGGACGACTTCGACGAATTGCGAAGGCATCGTCCAGAGTTGCACCGGAACGCCGAGACGCTGATCGATGACTGGATGAATGTAGGAGTTGCCCGTCAACTCGCCGTACAGAACGCGAAGAACTGTCGCGTCGAATCCGTTCTGATACGGATTGACCTTCGAGAGCAACTGAAGGATCGGATGCGCGTCGTCGACGACCTCGAAGTCGTCGCCGTACTCTGCGGCCTTCGTGAGCGCGTATCGGCTCGGTCGCTGTTCGAGATCTCCGAAAAGATATGCCTTCGTTCGACGCGATGCCTTGCGAGTGTTCCAGAGTTTCGTCGACTGACTCTTATTTCGAACGTACAAGCGAAGAGGCTGACTCGCGACAGCGACGGCATTCAGATTCGCCGCTGCGTAAATCCAAGATCGGTACGCATTCACAGCGGCGCGATATTCAAACGGCGATCTCTTAGCAGGCTCGCCGCGAAGGATCGTCATCGAAGAATTGAAGTACTTCTCCGGAGTGAATGCCGCTTTGATTCGTGCGAGTAGATTCATCAGATGACTTTCACCATGAGAGGCCTTCGCGCTCGACGCGCGAGGACTGCGAGCGCGAGAGCGCAAACGCCGTCGTCGTGTCCGACTGTCGCCTCATAGGAGACGTTCCTTCCCGAGTATCGGAAGCCGAACGATTCGAGTTCACTCCGAAGCCAACCATCGGGAAAGCGAATATCCGCAGTCGAGATCGCGATCTGTAAGCCCTCCATCAGTTGCTGCTTGCTCTGGCTTGTGAATTTGAAGCCTTCAGTTCTGCGGCAAACCTTGCGAAGATCTTCGACGATCGGATCTCCGACTCCAGTCGAGTCGATCTGCGCCGGAGCGTTCTGAATCATCTTCGCGAGTCGCTCGCGCGTGACGTTCCACGGAGCCTGCCATCGTTCGAGCCGACAGACGCGGCCCTCGGCATCAAGGCCGACAGCGACCGTCCAGTCTTGGCTCTTCGCAAGATCGACTCCCCAAGCCTCTGGCGCGGCAGATGACATCGGCGCGATGCAAGCGCGGATCGCATCGAGGCCGAACGGATTGCCTCCGTCCTCTGCGGGAATCCCTTCGAGTTCCTGATCGGCGATCGCCTTCGGCAGACTCGCTCGCATCGCTTCGACTTCCGCAGGATCGAGAAACGGATTCGACATCGAGCCGATGCGAAACGCGGCCCAAGTTCCAGTCGTGTCGCCTTCCGCTTCGAGAAAGAGACGATGGAAGTCGCCTGTCCCTTTCGGAGTTCCGGCGAAGATCGCGCTTCCCTTGCGATCGGCGAGAGTCGGTCGAATCGCTGCTCGCCAGATGTCGAGAAGGCCGACGACGAATCCGGCCTCGTCGATCGCGACTCGATCATAGAAACGGCCTCGGCCTGCGTCAGCGTC